GATATTAGCGATGACTGCCGAGATGGCATTACAAAAATATATTCCGATTTAGACGATTTGTATGAATTGATTGATAGCAAATATGACATTGCGGTTGATTCCGATGAATATGAAATGCCAACAAATGAATCACTTGATGAAGAGTTTAATACAAGTCGGTTTCGTCAACTTGCCTCTACTGGGCTAATCTCAAAGGAAGATCTCCCCAAGCTTGTGCTTGCTATGCAGTCGATGAGCGCGGATAAAATTCTATCGCAGTCACAAAAAGATATTGTAAATTCAACTTTCCAAACTTTGGTTGCGGTTATACTTGGTGATACCGCTGTGCTTTCAAAAGTAAAAACTGCAGTTAAAAAAATGTAATTTTACCGTTGTAAAACATGCCAACCCAAGCACTATCATCTCGACAAGATCTACGACAAATACTCGCACAGGAGAAGTATTATATGATGACCTTTAAAGACTATATCAGCGAGAGCGCTGAGTATGACGGCCGCGCAGTAACACTCAACGCGCCATTTCGCTCTGATGATGAGAAACATAAGTTTTATGTCTATGTCAAAAATGATAAAGACAACGTAATCAAACTTGGGTTTGGCGATCCAAATATGGAAATAAAACGTGATGATCCTGCTCGTTTAAAAAGTTATCGTGCCCGGCACAACTGTGACTCAGATCCAGGACCAAAGTGGAAAGCTAACTATTGGAGCTGCAAGTTTTGGGAAAAAGGCCAAAGCGTAACTGATTTATTATCGAAATAATAGCGATATAAATTATAATATGCAGTTAGTACACGAGTTAAATGACAAAAACCTTTTAGTCTACGCGGCCAAACATTACAATAATCCGCGATGTTTAGATGTAAAAGAGTTTTACAGTGACTTGTCGCACTTAAAGTATATTAAAAAACTTTTTAAAAAGTATCAGGAGCGAAACATTCTTCAAGAACGGTTGCTGTTAAATCACCTTATTATATTTCATAATATGTTTTATCCAGAGGCCGCGACACGTATGTGTTTTAGCCGCGTAAATGAACTGAGCTGGCCAGCGTTAAAAACATTTTTGTTGTATTTAAATTATATTCCAGACGGTGAATGTATAAATATACCTACTGATCAGTATGTAGATCAGACACTTCAGCAGATTTAAACATATGGGACTTTTAACACGCACAACCGACACTGTATACGCATTTCGATTTTTACGTTTGCTTACTACGCCATGGGTTAAAACCGGCGCGTATAAAATGGGAATCATAGATGATACTGGTAAGCTATTAAGAAAACCCGAGACGAGCGAAGAACGGAGTAAATATAACATTTTTCACAAGCTTGTGTTTAATATTAAAAGACTATTAAACGCAATACCGTTTGGCAAAACCACAATTGCCTCATATCTAGCAGCACTCTATCTTATAAAGGAAAACACTGGAATTTCTGACCGCGCGTTAGCAAAGGTTATTAAAGAAGTTTCTGGAATTGACCCTAGATTGGTGACTATTCAAGAATCACAATGGTATGTAAATGACGATGCAACACTGCGACCCGGTTTGTATAAGCTAATCCGTGATATGCCATTACAACTTACTGGCGATATGTTAGCCCTTAAAAAGACAGCTATTTCTATTGATGAAAAGTGTTCTCCAATTGGAAATATTTTTGGCGTAAATGTATATAATGTTACACACTGTAAAACAAAACAAAAATTAGTAATAACACAATACGATATTGTCCAATGAAAAACGAAGAAGTAGTTACTGGAGACGTCGCGATGCCGCCTTCCGATTATCCAAAAAGCGGTGCAAAGTGGAAACTTTTTAACGTGCCAACCGACGTATTTAGACGGTTTGAAACTGGGCGTAACAAGTTTGAGCGCTGGAGTAAATATTTAAACACTGAAGATCAGGAGCAACAAGAGCTGTACACGTATGCCAAAAATAATTCCAAGCATACAATTGTGCTGCGTGACTCAACTACCGGAGCGCTTCGTAGTATACGCAAACGTGCTATGAATGAATCACAGACAATGTAAAATTTCATTTACATTGGCCTCATTTTTGCTTATAATATATTTTCACACGCCTCAGTATATAAATTTTTAATATGAATAACGACAATACCACAATAACTATCTTTGATGAACAAGTCTCGCGCAAACCAAACCGCTACCCATGGACTGAGCAGTTTATTCAGGCAATGCATGATGGTTTTTGGACCGACAAGGAATTTTCCTTTCAGCCTGACCTGCACGACTTTAAGACAGTTCTTGATGATCGTCGGCGCGAAATTGTTATACGCACACTAAGCGCAGTTGGTCAAATTGAAGTTGCGGTCAAAACTTTTTGGGCAAAGCTTGGTGATAATCTGCCGCACCCGTCATTGCAAGACCTGGGCTTTGTTATGGCCAACACTGAAGTGATTCACAACAATGCCTACGAACGTCTGATTAGTGTATTGGATATGGAAGATGTGTTTGAAGAGAATCTTAAATTGGAATGGATTCAGGGCCGTGTCAAATATCTTAAAAAGTATACGCACCGCTTCTATAAGGACAGCAACAAACAATATCTGTATGCGTTAACGCTCTTTACGTTGTTTGTTGAGAATGTTAGTCTGTTTAGTCAGTTTTATGTTATTAATTGGTTTAAGACTTTTGAAAATGTGTTGACGCATGCCGACCAACAAGTTAAGTATACGCGCAACGAAGAAAACATCCATGCGCTTGTTGGCATTAAAATCATCAATACCATGCGGCAGGAATTGCCAGAAATGTTTGATGACGAATTGGAAGAGCGTATTGTTGCGGCTTCTCTTGAAGCATACAAGGCAGAAAGTAAGATTGTTGATTGGATGATTAACGGTATCAATGAGACTGGTCTAAGCGCGCCGATTCTTAAAGAGTTTATCAAGAATCGTATTAATGAAAGCATGTCACAAATTGGATTCCGCAAACCATTTGAAATTGATGAAGCGCTGATTGCTGAAACAATGTGGTTTGATGAACAGCTGCATGGCAACAACATGACAGACTTTTTTGCATCGCGCCCCGTTGAATACAGCAAGAAGAATCAAAGCTTTGGTGAGGACGATTTGTTCTGATATAGATAACTTTATATTATGATTACAGAAGATATTTACTGGCTAAACAAAGACAGCCGAAAGTTCCTGAGCAGAGGGTATGTCCTTGAAGAAAACGGCGAAACAGCAGAAAGCCGCATGCGCGATATTGCGGAGGCTGCTGAAAAACGACTGCAGCTGCCTGGCTTTGCGGACAAATTTGAAAGCTATCTACACAAAGGATACTATTCACTAAGCAGTCCTATTTGGAGCAACAGCGGACGCGTGCGTGGTTTGCCAATAAGTTGTTTTGGAACATACATTAGTGATACTCTTGAAGAGATTGCTGGTTATAAAATTGCTGAAATCTCCATGATGACAAAGAATGGCGGTGGCACAAGTGCATACTTTGGCGCATTGCGCGGCCGCGGTACTCCTATTAGCACTGGCGGAACAAGCACCGGCGCGGTACACTTTATGGAGCTGTATGACAAGCTGATGAGTGTGGTGTCACAAGGCAATGTGCGTCGCGGCAGCTTTGCAGCCTACTTGCCAATTGATCATCCCGATGTTGAAGAATTTCTAAAGATTAAAGGTGAAGGCCATACCATTCAAGACATGAGTATTGGTGTTACTGTTAGTGATGCCTGGATGCGCAAGATGATTGATGGCGATAAAGACGCGCGTAAGATTTGGGGATTGGTAATTAAAAAGCGCTTTGAGAGCGGCTATCCATACTTATTCTTTAGTGATACCGCAAACAACGGTGCGCCTCAAGTATACAAGGACAAAGGCAAACTCATTTATGCCAGTAACCTTTGCAATGAAATTTACCTCAGTACATGTAAAGACGAAAGCTTTGTTTGCAACCTGTCATCAATTAACCTTGAGCGTTGGGATGACCTGAAGGATACCGATGCTATTGAAACATTGGTATATTTTCTCGACAGTGTTATGACAGAATTTATTGACAAGACTGAAGGAATGGCACATATGGATGCACCTCGTCGTTTTGCAATCAATCAGCGCGCATTGGGCGTAGGCGTTCTTGGATGGCACAGTTACCTGCAAAGCAAGAGCCTAGCATTTGAGAGTATGCAGGCGAAGATGGAAAACATTGACATCTTTAAAACACTGCGTGAAAAATGTGACAGTGCCACGGCGCAACTTGCACAGATTTATGGTGAACCTGAATTGCTCAAAGGGTATGCGCGGCGCAATGCTACAACAATTGCTGTTGCACCAACTACTAGCAGTTCATTTATCCTTGGCCAAGTAAGTCCAAGTATTGAACCACTCAACAGCAACTACTTTGTTAAAGATCTTGCAAAGGGCAAATTTACATACAAGAATCCATACCTAACAAAGTTGTTAAAGAGCAAAGCCTTGGACAACACTGAAACATGGCGCGATATTCTTATTCATGGCGGCAGCGTTCAACACATGAAAACCTTGTCAGACGAAGAGAAAGCAGTGTTTAAAACCTTTGGAGAAATTCCTCAAAAGGAAATTGTTATACAAGCCGCTCAAAGACAACGCTATATAGATCAAGGACAAAGTCTAAATTTAATGATTGCACCAAAAGCAAAACCAAAAGAAGTAAATGAATTAATGATTTTTGCCTGGGAAAGCGGAGTGAAAGGATTGTATTATCAACGGAGTGCTAATCCCGCTCAGGAGTTGGCGCGCAGCATTATGACATGTTCAACCTGTGAAGCATAAATTATGATTGAAACTAACAGATGCCCAAAATGCAAATATGTGTATGAAATATCATGGGACGACGAGACCGACAAATATTATTGCGATGACAATGAAGATTTCGAAGACCTGGAGCGCGAGGAATTGTATCCAGAGTATTGTCCGTTTTGTGGCATACATCGAATTTATGGCAGTGAAGATGATTCATGTGATCACGAGCTGTAATATATAGAATATGACATGGTTATGCAATGATATTGAGTTTTCTAAAGAACTTGCCCAAGAAAAAATCGATGAGGGTTATATTGGATTTGTTTATGAAATAACCGATAGTCTAAATGGCAAAAAATATATTGGTAAAAAAATATTAACGAGTCTACGAAAACTGCCCCCGCTAAAGGGCAAAACCCGTAAAAGAAAAAAATGGGTACATTCTGATTGGGAGACGTATTATGGCAGCAGCGAAACAGTAAAGACTCTCGTTCAATTACGTCAGCCCGATTTTATTCGTCGAATATTACACCTATGCAAATCTAAAGGTGAGCTGTCATATATGGAAGCAAAGGAACAATTTGATAATGATGTGCTGCTAACCGATGATTTTTACAACGAATTTATCGGAGTTAAAATACACTCAGCACATGTTAAAAACTTGTGGAAAAAGTAGTGTACAAATTAATAAAAATATAGTATAATATATTTCAAGCTAAAACAACTCTATACATATGATTATTATTGACTATTCCGGAATTGCAATCTCTGCAGTATTTTCCCAATCTCGCCCTGGCAAAATTACTGAAGACTTTATGCGTCATATGATTTTAAACTCTTTACGAATGTATAATCTTAAATATCGAGATACATACGGTCGTCTAATACTTGCGTGTGATGGCGGCAGCTGGCGCAAACAATATTACCCACAGTATAAAGCAGCACGGAAAAAAAATCGTGAAGCTTCAAATCTCGACTGGAAAGAAATCTTTGGTATTATAAACACTGTACGAGATGAAATAACTGAATGTTTGCCTTATCCAGTAGTGATGATAGGGGGTGCAGAAGCAGATGATGTTATTGGCACACTCGTAGAGTCTACTCAAGAATTTGGCCAACACGAACCAGTAATGATTATTAGTGCTGATAAAGATTTTATTCAGCTACAAAAGTATGATAACGTCACTCAATACAGCCCAATGACAAAAAAGATTTTATCAAACAGCAATCCTTCTCAATATTTGTATGAACACATTTTTCGCGGCGATGGCGGCGATGGCATTCCAAATGTGTTGTCAGCAGACAATGTATT